CAGGATGAAGTGCCACAGCAGCGCAAAGCCGCAAACCCAGCCAATGAAGGGCCGCCAGCCGGCGACGAAGATGGAGCGGTGGCCGGCTTCGATCTTATTGAGCTCAATCTGAGCAAGACTTGGCGTCATCATAAGTTTGGCTTTGATGATTTCAGCAGCCTGTTTTTCATCGTCTGTCTCAACAAACCGGTCGATAATGTTGGCAACGCCCTCTGCGGCTGAGACCACGCCACCGCCAACAATCGATCCAAATAATTTTTCCAACATGGCTTATTCCACAATCTCAAAATGAACCAAATCATCGAACGAATTGTCCCGAACCTCAGTGTCTCGGTCCCAGTCACCGCCCCAGCGAAGATCAATGCCCATGGCCTTGGCTGTCGCCAGCACGTAGCCTGCAAACAATGTCTGACGTTCCCGGTCGTCCCAGAGGATTGGATAAGGGGTCACATCGACGGCGCGGGACGGCACAGTGTTGTGCTTCCCATCCGGCCACCTAACCTGACTTTTTCCTTCAGCTACCATCTGGTTTTGACGGTCCTTGTCGCGATGTCCTTCAAGGATGGTGCAGTCGAAGTCCCGCACCACTTCATGGAAAACCCGCTGCAAGAGCGGGTCACAAGTGGCGAGCTTGGTGAGGGATTTTTCAGAAAAACTTGGCATCACTGAATCCCCCCGAACAACTTGAGCTTAATGGCAAGTCCAGCCATAAGGGCGAGAAGCAATCCCGTCGTAATCATCCTGATGACGGTCGACCAGGCGGTATGCTTGGCCATCCGAAACGCACCAAGCAGAGATCGCAGATCCCGGATGTCGTTGGCGGCGTGTTCATCAATCAAGCCAACGTTAGCGAGCGCCCGCTTAGCCCCGCGCTCAGCAGCCAATTCCAGGAGTTCTTCAAACTCCTCCTCGGGCATGCGGATATGCCCATCCTCTAGGGAAGGTCGGTTCATTTCTTTGGTTCCTTGATTTTCGAAGTTGGCTTATGCGGCGAGATCTGCCTGATGGACACGGGCATCTTCAGCGACGGCGGTGATTTCAACATTTTCGCCACGGGGCTTTACGGCAATGACACGGGCTTTCGCTCCCCAGGTGTCACCCGCGCCAAAGGCAAAGTGGGTGCGTTCCTCAGACGTGTCCGTGTATGGCGTAAAATCCAATGGCTCCAAGACATGAACGAGACGGTCATTGCCTCCGACGGCCTCGGCCAAAAACGGCCCCGCCAGAGAGCCGTCCCGACGGCGAAGTGCTATGGAGTGACCCGCGCCTGCCCCCCAAATCAGCGGCTCAGAAACGGTTAAAACCTGTGCCTGGTCATCCCAGGCCACCACCTCGCCGCCTTGTCCCCAATGAGGCATGTCATGGGTAACCACGACCAGGTCGCCATAAGTGGGGATCATCCCCTCCAGTTCCGTCGACCAAGACACCAGCTTGCGCCGATACCGGTTGTCAGCGGCCATGTAGAGACCTTCCCGTTGAGCCTGGGCTTCACCAGTACAGCCAAACAATGAGACCTTGGCTTGTTTTTTGATGGCGCTATCAGGCAACGCCGCCGTAACTTCATCGGGTTTCCAGGTGCGGGCATTAAAGAAGGTGACGGTGACAGAGTCCGCCGTTTCCTCGCCCGGCATGATGTATTGAATTTTGAACGAGCCTTTGACGATATTGCGGGGACCGAACATTGCTATGGGCAACGTCTGGGCCGCATCCCGGAAGATCCGAACTATGCCGCCTTGCAGGACCGGAACGGCGCGGCCACAGCGAGCGATGCGATTAAGCGCCTCCCATACGGTCATGGAACTATCAAAGATGCCGTTAAATTCATCACCCCGGCCAGCCCAGGTTTGATCAAGGACGACCAGGGCATTCAGATCAATGCGAGCATCAGCCAGCTTGGCTCCATATTGGGAGCTACAGGCGTCAGCGAAAGCCCATGCTATGGAACGCGTGGGTGCAGGCGCACTCCACCCAGTCACGGAATCCCAAATCGGCAGCCTGCGGGTGACAATACAGTTGATCATACGCGATGAGCGTTGCGACAGATTGTCTGTAGCCCGCATCTTGACCGCCAACAGGGTGATGTCACCAAAGTCTGGCGCGCCATTCAAATAAGACCTGAGCGCACCCCAGCGGATTTCATGACCGGCGCGCGACGAAGCGTCCTTGGTATCGAGGCGTTGCAATTGCACTTCATATCGCCCCGGCGTAACGGCATACTTAAAACTCTGCCGTTGAGCCGTATTGGTCGCATCAGAATAGGTCTCAGAGCCGAGGGTGATCCAGGAACCGATAGCAACACCCTGATCGTCAAGGGCGCGCGCCTGTACCTCCCACTGGATACTCCGCGTATCCAGCCCTCCCGCATCATTGGCGTAATATAGGCCGCGCGGGAAAATAACATCGATACCGAGGCTGCCAGCCTGTGAATCTGCAGGGTTGGCCGTAAACGGTCCAATCCAGCCTCCGCCATCGGTAGCGCTGAGCAATTCCTGCCCTGCTATCTCGGGAGCGGTGACCACATCGGTTTCAAACAAGGTGACGGTGCCGCCGGGAAAGATGATTTCAGTTTCAACTTCTTCGAATGAAGATATCGGCGTGTCCTCAATCCTCACCTGCTCAAGGTCATATTCCCCCTGGCCAATGACATGCAGTTGGAACATGTACTGTTCGTTGCCTAGAAACTCCTGATAAGGATGGGAGGCCAAATCCGGATAAATTAAATGCCGCCCATAGAGGACAGGGATTGGTTGCCCCAACCGGGCCTCGTTGCCTTGCGCTGACAGTGAATACGTTGGACTTGGCGCGGGCGGTGCCCCGACGGAACTGAAGCTCATGCTCGGGACAGAAGGTCGTGGTGAGGGAATGACCGCGTTGATTAACGCCGACCCTGCCAGAGACACAACTCCGCCCAGAACCGTGCCCCAGCCGATCTCGAAGACTGTTCCAGCAAAAAGACTACCAGTTAGCCCCATAGACCCGGCAAGCGCACCGCCGATACCAGGTGCCGCCACCATTAAAGCAATGGATAGAACTGTCTTGAGCGGATTCTTGCCGCCGCCACCTCCACCGCCGCCATGCGGTAATGCAACAAAGGTGATCACGTCCCCCTCGTTGATAAGGGTGGCATTCCAGTCAGCCCGTAACAAAGCCCGTCCATTGTGAAGGCAAATCGTTGGGCGGTCGAATTCATCGATACCCTCACCATTAAGCCAATCTCTGACAAAAACTGACTGAGCCACAGGTAAGACTTCTCTGCCCCTCTCCGGTTGAAACGGGTTATTCATCATGACGACGCAAGCCAACATTATTCGGTAAACCTATAAAATCCTTCGACACTCCAGCCATTCAAGGCCAGAGAAGTCCGAGTTTGAAACGCTACCCCAGCCTCCTGAGAACAATGGAGAACCCCGCCACTATCAACATCAAGCCAAACGCCCACATGTATGGGATATCGAGCTTGGCGCATAAGCACACAATCGCCCGCTCCTGGCTTCTCAACCAGTTCCCAACGCTGGCGTTCCGGGTGATCCCTGAACCCTCGTGCAATAGCGAGAACATCCTCGGGATTGGGAATGGCCGGAAGTGTCCGACCAAAATGCTCATTCTGTATATGGCGCACAAATGCCCAGCAATGATATGTCTCCGGCCCTTCCCCAGTCGCTGACCAGGGAATGCCGATATACGTTTCAGCCCAATGCATAATTTATCTCGCCAATCCTGGAAACCGCTTTGCCGTGTAGATATCCGCCGGAAACGCCTTGTTGCCGATATCAAGCATTCTTGCCCGCCCCAAAATCTGAAGCGCATTCGCTTCCACCTCTGTCAGAACCAGGGTGATCGGAGGATCCATCTGAGGCCCTTCCAAATCAGTGGATAGATAAGGCCGGTAGGTGATCTCAATTTTGTCTTGGGTCGCCACCGCCGCATCCAGATGCCGGACGATCTCACGCGACACGTTATCCAGTGTCACCGTGATTTCCGGCACCGGTGCGGTATCGATGGGTGGCAATGACAAATCAAACGCCAACGCCACGAACGTCACCATGATCCCACCGTCCAACGGCGCACCGGGTTCCAGCCGTGCCGTCAGATCAGCGTGATCGCGTACCACCCGGATGGCAGTGATATTGCCCTCATCATCAACAAAGGCTGGATGCCAGAGTTCCAGCGTATGCAGGATCACCACGTCAGACGGCGCTGCAGCGTATGCTTCCTTGATGGCTTGGCTGAGGGACGGATCAGGCATGAAAGTCTCGTTTTAGACATAAAAAAACTGGCCGAAGCCAGGGAACATTTCGATGGTTTATGAGATCACCAGGTAAAGTCTCTGATATCATCAAAGAATGCGAGCTCGGCGATAGCCGTTTCGGCTTCATTGCTCGCCGCCCGAATGGCCTCACGTTCTGCATAAACTTCCTGCAAGGTGGAGGTTCTATTAAGAACATCACGTTCGCGGGCGCGGTCAACTTTCCAGTTCAGACTGGTGATCCGTTGACCAGCCTCAGTTTTGATCCGAATGACCAGAGCATTGCGTGCGGCCTGAAGCTCGTCGGCTTGTTTTTGCTGAGCATGGTCCTCATCTATTTTTTGTACCTCGTCATCGGATACACCGTCATAATGATCGATAACCTTACCATCTACCAATTGGAAACGATGTCCGAGAACAGACGAAACAGGCAGCTTAAAATCGCCGTCTGGTCCGATAACACCCCAGTCGTTGCTTTGGGGAAAACTAATTTTGTTAGCCATAATCAATAGCCTCCGATGAGTGGAACAATGTAGGGGTAGTTGGTTGTTTGGGTCGTGCTGTCAAAGGTGCCTGTAATGAAGCTTGGGAGTTTGGAGCTCATGTCAGATTTGTCTGCAATGACATCAAAAATAGTCTTGGTATCAATGTGTGTCATATAGATGCCGCTACCACTGTCGGAATTGGTGCTGTTAGACATCATGAAGTCTTGATCCCGGATCGGCGCAAATGAGCGTCCATAGGAACTGTCCTGGTGCTGCAAATAAACGTACTTGCCATCTGACACGCGGATCATGAACAATTCGACACCGGCCCCGTAGTAATAATAGGGTTGATAGCAAATGACGTATTTACCATCATTTGAAATCTGGAACCGAAGGCCGTAATAAATACCCGTTTCAATGCCGTAAGTGGTTGTCGAAGCCAACGTATGAGTTGGTTCTTTTGTGTAGCTACCCAAGCCATCAGGGGTGAACCGATCCAGCATGCAGTAATTGTTCGGCTCCATGCGCACGATGGTGATTTTGCCATCATCACACGGTGTTAATACGGCACGATACTGGCTTTCGGTATATGATGCAGAACTAGCCGTCCAATCAAAGAATGTGTGATTGGCTTCAAGAATATTGTTGTCCCACCACGATTTACTATCGGCAGCGTTAATATCAAACGGCGCGACATCTGTGTAAACATGAAGGCGCATCGAGGTGGAGCCATTGCGATTTTCGTTAATCACCAACGATCGGGTTTTCTCGTTGTAACCGATCATCCCAAATTTGTTATAGGTGGTGAAATCGTTCTGCGCATAGAACCTGTCGGAAGACCAAGCATGTTGCCAGCTCTCCTTGCTCATCTGCGATCCAGGCATAACGGCTCTGGAGGCAACACTAACGTATTGGTTTTCCATGAACAGGGCGAGGTTCTTATTCGTTTTGTTGTTAACCCAGACACCCACATTGCGGAGCGCTGTACCGCCAACGCTAGGGCTACGCCCCAGCATTTCCCCCGCCGGACCGACGTTAAGTGCGAGATGCCCCAAATGTCCACAACGAGAGGTGATATCTCCATAAGAAGTGGAGTTACTGGATGCGTAGGAATTAGTGATGCCAAAGGAGTAATACCCATTGTTGAAGAATTCAGTACCCAATGTGCCTGTGCCAACAGCGGTGTGATAGCGAGTAATTTCCTGAAGGTAATGGTTGTGTAAAAGCGTGCCCCAAGGGCCAGAGCTGACCATAGAAACGATAGCAAAGGCTGGCTTCTTCCAGGGGTCCATCAAGTCGTGATTGAGCTCGTGCTGATGCTGCTTCAAAGCATTGAATGTAAAGATGTCCATTATTAAACCTCCGAAATGGCGTTGATCTGCCCATCTGGCATGTATGAAAAAGTGAAGGAACGGGTGTAGGTAATGCCGCCCAGAGTGAGTGCTTCCGTGTACCCGGCCATGGTGTTGTCGTCGTTGTATGTGATGGCATTGATCAAGCGCGCTCCTTGCTCAACAGAAACGATTCGGCCAATATCGTCGTAGGCGGTCGTGCTTGCGACAGCAGCCCCAGTAAACAAAGCGGCGTTGGCGACATCCACTGAGTAACCCGCACCAACACCAAGATAATTACCAAGGTTTGTTTCAAACTCAGTCAGTTGGGTATTGATCAAAGTCTCAATATCGGAGAGGACCGTATTCAAATTGGCGACCACAGTGTCATTTACGAACCCGGTTGCGGTCAGCAGCCAGAGATCGTTGACATGGGTTTTAAGAGCGTCTGTAATCGCCGTCAGTTTAACTGGAACGTCCTTGGCCTTGGAGTTACTGAAGATGTTTGTGTCTTCAGTAAACGAGGCGAAGGGTGTTGCGTTGGGGATGGGAGCGATGGTTAATGGCATGAGATAATCTCCACGTTAATAAGTTTCAAAGATACGGTCTCCGAAGGCTTCAAAGGATCGTTCGCCAACAATCACATCACCTTCAAAATCCAGATTGCGGTCATCACGATTAAGCAACAACCAGCGGTCCTCGCCACCAAATGGGATGTTGCCGAGCCTTGTTGCCCTGGTGAGCATGAGGACATCTTCGCCGGATAAGCTCGTGTCGTAGAAGCCTTGTGCTTTGCTCATGACTTTTTCCAAGAGGGCGTCGTATGCCGCCGTATCTTGAACGTCTTCAAACAGCTCTATTGCTTTCACCATCAGGGCAAAATCATCCATACGGAGGTCGACCTCGTCGAGTTTGGCCGAGATGGTGGTAAAGGCGTTTGTCTCGCTGGCTTTCGCCGTTTGATAATGGGCAAGTGTGGTCATGATTTAACTTTCTTAAAAAAGCTCGATGCCGAGAGTTCGGTAGTCAGAGCCACGGCGTGCCGACACGATCAAGGTTTGCAGGTTTATTCCTGTGGCATCGGCAACGATGACGGCGGCAGCCTCAGCGGCCACGGCAAAGCTCTCGGCCTGTTCAGCCCAGAATGTACAATTCGTTTCTGAGAGCGCTGCCAGAATCGCCGAGCCCTCCGATGAAGTTTCAGAAGTCTCTGCTTGATCTGCCGATGTTGCGGCATTGGATTTAGATAACGCCGATGCTGTAGCAGATGCGGTGGCCATATCTTCAGACTGAGATGCGGCAATCGCGCTTGCCTCTGCATTGACTTCACTGATCGTGGCAGATTGAGAGAAATCATCAGCGGCAATTTCTGAAGCCGCTGCAGAAGCTGCCGATTGACTTGCATTGGCTTCAGAGATCTCGGCTCCTGTTTGGGCAGATTGAGCAATTAGCGTAGACCCAGCAGTCGCTGTTGAGGACATTTTGGCACTCGCCTCGCTAGCACTAGCTGCAGCGGAACTTGTGGCAGCATTGGCCTCACTGGATGCCGCGTTGGTTTCTGACTGGGCCGCATTGAAAGCGCTGACGGCCACTTGTTCTTCACTGAGAGCCGCATTGGCCTCAGACAAAGTCGCATTGGCT